TCCATATACACTTGATCATCTACATCAAACTGTACACCTCTACCATAGATAGTTCTTCTATTTGTATTTTGTGCCTTGAGTAATCTCATTATGTAATATCCAAATAACTCACTGTACAAGCTAATCTGCCTGTACCACTTGCTGAAGGTCCACCGTTAACTTGTACACTGTCGCCTGCATCTATCACAACTTTTTCTGTGTCTAATGTGAATGTTTCTCCTGCAGGTAGAGATAATCTTCTAACTACTGAAGTAACTGTATCACTGTATGATCCGTTTGCCGGGACAAAATGTAAATCAAATTCACAAGTTTCATTTTCTGGATTTGCTGCACTTGGATCGTATGTGTTACAAATTAAAATATTTGTAATAGCATATGACTTATTTGCAGGCACAGTTAACATAATGTGTCTGTAGTCGCCGCCGCCTTGATCAGTTATTGCTTCATTTACTATTGCCATATTGTTTCCTTAAAAAAGCATACTAAAAATTAATGCTCTATTTTTACTTATTATTTCATCACGTTGACTTTCTGCATTAACGAAATACATTCCTGTTCCTGCAGCTTGTGACGGCTTAGCATAAAATAGTATTCCGTCTGATGGTTCTACTGGATCTGTTACACCGTCAACGCCTTCATGCGGTGTATATCCTAGTCTTAAATTATCATCAACAACAACATGTCCTGTTCCTGTTGCACTTAAAATTAAGTCTTCTTGACTTGTGCCAAGTGTTTTTATTTCAGTACCGTATAGAGTTTGTTCAATCCTAATACCGTATTGATCTGAATAATTTGGACGTACATCTTGTATAAGAGTGCCGTCTATTTCTGTTTCAATTCTACTTGGTCCTGATACTGAATTATCGTATACATGTACTTTAGTGTCGCCTACTTGTATTCTGTTTGGAACAACAGTTCCAAAGAAGTTTGATACCGTGTCGTCAACATATTTCTTATTTGGAATGTGATCGTCATCTAGTACTCTAGCTTCATAACTAGCTGTACCTTTTACAGTTAACATACCAGGGTTAGGTGTTACGTTACCTGATAAATTGTATTGCCCCATTAGGTTTAAATCAACACCCGGTGTTACAATACTTACTGTTTCGATACCGCCTACTCTTCCACTTGGAGATCTTACACTCCATGCGCCTAAGTCTGTAGTACCACTGTTCTGTGTATCTGTCCAATTTATACTTTCGACAAACAGCCATTGGCTGTCTTCAATTGTTCCTCTATCAACACGAATACCGGAAGAGCCATCTCTAGTGATGCCATTTCCGGTTTCGCCTTTGTTTAGTTCAATTATGTTGTCTTCAATTGTACTGTTGACAGTATCTAGAGTAGTTTGCGTGCCTTCAACAGTTAAGTTGCCAGTAATGTAAACATCACCAACTTCTGTTCCTGTGTCTAGTGTAATTCTACCACCGCTCTTAACAACTACTCTGTAATTGCCGTCTGCTACTCTAAGATACTTGTCCATAAGTTATTCCTTATGCGTCTTCAGTAAAGTCTGAATCGTCAGTTCCGATTAATGTATCATCGGCACCAGCTTCTTCAACTTCAACAGCGTAATCGCCATCACTAGTTGTAAAGTTCCACGAAATAGATGTTCCATCTAATGCGTTTGCACCTGTTGCACTTGGTTGTGCTAGTGTTACTTTACGTCCTGCAATTTTGCTTACTCCATAAGTTTCACCGTCATCACCTTTTACACTAATGGACATTTCTGTGCCAGTTAGCGTAGCTGGTAGTTTACCAGTTGTTAATACACGATCGTAAGTTGTTGCTGGTGTACCGATAGCCGCTACACGAAACTTTTTAGATCCTAATTGCTTTACGATATAGCCTTCAACAACGGCTGCACCGTTATAAAAGTCTACTTTGATTTCATTACCATCTGCTGTAGCTGGTCCAAAAAATCTTTTATTAAGTGGTCTTCCCATTTTTTTTCTCCTATAAAAAGTAGTCCTATGCCCGTTCTATGAGCTACGCTGTGGGTACAGCATAAGTCCGCCTTGCGGCACACTATTTGACAATAGTATTTATCAATCTAAAACAGTAAAGGACTTTAAGTCAAAAAAATAGGACCCGAAGGTCCTATTTCTCAGTTTTAATAAAACTTAGCTAAAGCTAACGTTACCATTAGTAATTGCAACTTTACCTAAGTAATCTGCTGCATTACCAAGTGACGAAGCTGTGTTAGACAGTTCAACATAACCGTAACGTGTCATAAATGACACAGTTGGTTCAAATGTTGACGGATCTAATACAACACCACTACTCATTAATGGAATGTATGGGCAATAGAATGCAGGTGCGTCTGATTCAGATGCTCCTTTATAACCAACAAGTACATCAGCGTTATCAGCTGAGTAAGTGTTAACGTACACTTTCATTGCATTGTTCAAAGTACCAACCATCTTAGTGTTAGTTGGAGCTTCAAAAGTACCTTCAGTTGTTCTTGCGAACGCAGAAGTTGTTGCACTTTGTAGAATTGTTAGTGCAAAAGGACTAACAACAGCGTAGTTACCTGCGCCTCTACGTGTACGCTGTGCAATCAAGTTAGCAACACGGTTGATTTGAACAGCTAATGCAGCATGCTCGTCACCAACAAATGTAGCTGTACCTGATACAGCAGCTTGGTCATATGTTTCAGCGGCATTACCAGCTAGGCTGTTAAGGCTTGCTAAAACTTCTTGATCAATCTCAGCGGTAATTTCTTGTGCTAAAGCAGCCATAATTTCTGCTTCAACGTCAATACCGTGCATTGATTGTGCATCCTGTGCAGCTTCAAAAGTCCATCTAGCTGATAGCTTTCTTGACTTTGCTTCTACAGTTTGCTTTAAGATTTGAATGCTTAACTTACGTCCAGCTTGGCCTTCTAAAGCTGCTGTTTGAGCTGCTTTATCGTCCGCTGCGCCTGAATAGCCTTCAGCAATCTTAAATGGGCTTAATGCCTCTTCACCAGCTGTTGTGTCTGTTCCGTTTGTGCTATCAAAAGCATCTGCGTAACGTACACGTAACGTGTGAATCTGACCGACTGGGCCAGTCATTGGTTGTACACCAACTAATTCGTTGGCAATAACAGTTGGCATAACACGTCTGATAACAGGTAGGATAACACGGTTAAGTGTTGCTACGTTACCAGCTGAAGTTGCACCTGCTGTTGCACTCTCAGACAAATATCTGCGAGTGTTTTCTAGTGTGGCAGCCATCACACTTTTCTTGTTACCGTCTAGGCCTTCAAGAAGAGCGTCTTTGGTTTCTGTCCAGCGACTTTCTAATAGTTCTGACATCATTTTCTCCTTAATTTAATCCAGCTAGACGGCGTATATCTAATACATTTGATTCGTCTGCTTTGACATGTGTCGTTGTTTTTTCTCTGTTGCCTGTTATTTCTTTCGCCTCTGATAATACTTTTGCCTTACGCTTTGCTGGAGTATGGCCATCTATTACAGACGGTAGGTACTTATCAAAAGATCTTTGTAATCTATCAGTTTGTACACTTTCCAGTAAGTCAGTCATAATGTCGCGTTGATCATTGCCTAATGGTGCAATCAATTCGTTTATGGTTCTTTCGCGTCTTGCTGCTTCAACTATTTGCTTGTTCTCAGTTGCCTGAGCTTCTGCTAAGTTTTTAGCTTTTGCAGCAAATGCTTTTGCTTCTGCTAGTTGTTTGTTTTTCAACTCAACAACTTTCAATAGCTGGGCACTTTCGCTTTTTTCATTTAGGTAGCTACCTGAATATTCATTACTGAATGCTTCAAATATTTTGCGACCAAAATCGTTTCTTCGTGCTTCTTCAATATCTTCTTTAAGTTGTGTAATTTCCCCTTTAAGGACCTTATCAACAGTTTCAGATACAGCGGTTGCACTTCTTTCAACAAAGTTAGTTTTAACTTTCTTGAAGTGTTCTTTAGCTTCACGTACTAAACGTACTTTCGTTTCTGCTAAATCTTTTTTGTCTTCGTAGAACTCTGCAATTTCTTTAGAAAGAGCTTCTATTACAAATTCCTCAAGCTGTGCATACTTAGATGCCATTGCCTTCTTGTCTTCGTGTAATTCACCAACTTCTTTACCAAGAGTTTCCATTACAAATTTTTGCATTAGGTCTGCGTTTTCACGCATTGCTATTGCATATTTTGCTTTTGCCTCAGCAAGTTGTTTACGATCATCTGAAAATTCAGCAATTTCTTCTGCTAATTTTTCTGACAATATACTATCAATAGCTTCCACCATCGTAGATTTGTCATGCTCGTATTTCTTTGCGAATTCTTCACGAAGTTCAGCGGTAGCAAGTTGGCGATTCTCAGTGATCTTCGCGTCCCATGCTTCTTGTATTTCTGCTTGTACTTCTTCTGAAAGTGCGCTGCTCTCGAAGAGTGATTTTAATGCTTCCAACATATTATTCTCCTCAGTTATCGGAGCCCGCTTATT